GCGACAAGCTCAAGTGAGCAAGCGGTTTTAAAAACAATATCTTATGAGGCTGTAGATCCAAAGTACCCTGTAACTGTAAGTGTGACTAACGGCAATGCCGCGCTTACCACGCCTAAGACAACATTAAAAACTGTTAAAAATGCTGACAATCTTAGCGGGAGTCAGATTGTAGATGTGAGCAGCACAGTCGGCATTAAATTTGATACAGGCGTAGATCTTACTACAGTAGGCTATACCGATGCTAGATATTTTGCGGGTAACAACACTGGTATATTTAGGATGCACGATACCACAAGCACAGACAGGGTAGACGGGGCTAAACTAACCTACGCAGATAGTATCGGTGACTTTACAGGTGTACGAAGCGGCACATCAACACGGCGTGCCAATTCTGCTTTCGGTATAGTCTTAGATGCAACTAATTCACCAACTTCAAGCCCTGCAATAGCGGCGGGAGACAAAGTATATTTTGGGGTGTATTCAAGTCAAGCAAAAGCATACAACGCAGCGGGTACTTTAATAACATGGAACACGGGTGGCGGCAACGCCAATAATGATTCTTTTGATTTTACCTCTGTTAATGGTGCTTGTACGGATGGCACATATATTTATGCGATAGACACTAACCTTAACGCGTCTTTATTTCGCAGAACAATAGTCGGCAACGTAGAATCAACCATAACTATGTCTCAAAATCTTTATGGTCAAGCCCAAAATCAGGGTGGTTTTATAATTTATCACGATGGTTATATTTATCTTCACGACCAAGCTAACCAAAACCCTATTTCTAAAATAAACGTAACAACTGGCGCAGTAACACAAATCTCAGGTTGCGCCATAGGTTCATACTCAGCGGGGGCAATACTAACAAAAGCGGTCAATGGTAAATTTTATATTATTGAGGTTGGGCAGGCCGCTGATGATAACAACATAATAGCCCTAGAAACGTTTACTAGAACTGAAATTGCTAGCGCCTCTCTTGGTGTATCCACGGAGTACGGTAACTTAGGGATTGAAATACAGCCGGGGGTAGGGCTATTCTTTTATAACTCCACAGGTATATTCGTTGACGTTAATTCTATGACGGCATCAACATCTACTTTTTCGCAGAGTTCGTTCTTTGGTAGTACCCCCGGCTCTTTTGCCAGTAACAGTGATGCAAGCTCATTTGCCAACATACCATTGCACCAGAGCATTGGATCAACTTTACCAAGAGCAGTCACACACAAAGTATATGCCGACGGTGTATTAATTGAAGGGGTAATATAGTATGAGCTTAGTATCAACAGTACCAGCAGAAGCAGCAGCAGCAGAAGTAGTCAATCCTGTGCTGTACGACAGTGGATGGGTAACTTACACTGGCAATGGCGCAGCCACCATCGTTGAAACCTTTTCGGGTTACGATGTTGATGCGACAGTGCATATCTATGGTCGCTATTATAGATCAACACAAGCGCAGTATTGGAATTATTGGGATGAATACAGCAGCGGCGATGGTGATACGTCACAGGGCGAGATTCAATGGAATGAGCTTGAAGAAAAAGGTTTAAACTTTGGTAACGGTACTTTCTTGAAGGGAATTACATATCAAGCAATAGGGTCAACTGCCACTAGCCCGCCAGACAATAAAGCTATGTCCAACCGTAATAGCCGTGGGTTCGTTTTGCAGAAAGGAAAAACATCAACTTTCCGTCACATAAGCAGCGTTAGTTCTAGTCAAGGCATTCAATATCGTTGTGTTGTCATTCGTAATTCTGATGGACAAGATATGGTCAATTGGGCAAATAACGCATGATTGGCTTACAGATAGTTGATGGTGAGATTGTCAGCGCGAGCTATTCAGAAGCATTAGATATGCAAGTGCCTGATGATTTTTTTAGCAAGTACAACGCACCATCATATGAGGTTGTAGATGGTGAGCTAGTGCTAAAAGAAAATGCTGACGAACTGGAGGCTGAAAGGTTAGAACAAGAAGAAGCCTTACAGTTGGCGCAAGAACTTGCAGAAGCTAAAGCCTTAAAGATAGCTGCGATTGATGCAAAGACGGCTGCTGACATTGTGGAAGTTGTAGGTGATGCTACAAGCCAGCGTAATCTTTTGGCAGAATATCTAAATGCTAAAGGAACAGATGGGGTTGTTACTACTTATGAACTTCAATGGAAAGAAGTAGAAGAATTAAGGGCAAATGGTAATGAGAGAGAAGCATTGGTTGCAGATGCTTTAGATATAGAAGAGTTAGAATCAATCTAAGGTGAGAGAATGGAATTTCAATCTTTGTTTAATGCTGGTCTTGGTTTACTATCAATCTTTATTGGTTGGTATCTAAGAGTAGTTTGGTCAGCAATAACATCCTTGCAATCAGATGTTAAAGAAATAGAACGATATGTGCCAGCAACTTTTGTTAGGCGTGATGATTATCAATTAGATATAGCAGAGATTAAAGCTATGCTAATTAGAATTGTCGACAAACTAGATAATAAGGTAGACAAGTAACATTATGTTTTTATTTTATATTACTCAAGATGGATACACTATTACTTTTCCTATAACTTTTTTGTTTTAGTATGGCTAAGTTATATGAACCTGCTGGCTACAAGGCTCTCTCTGCCTCTGAAAAACAAGCCTGTTGTAATGGGTGCGGGTCAAAGGGGTTAGGCGGCTGGCTAGTCCCTGACTCAATATGGGGTTTAAATATAACTGACTGCTGTAATATACATGACTATATGTACAGTCAAGGTACGACACTAGAAGATAAAGAGTTTGCTGATAAAGTGTTCTTAAACAACCTTGTAAAAAAGATAGAAGATAATAATAAATGGTTTAGGTTCTTACGTAAAAGGAGAGCCTTGAAAATGTATTGGGCTGTTAACACATTTGGGGACTCTGCCTTTTGGGATAATAAGTTATAGAGTAAATAAACCTTGACAAACTACTATAAATATGATATACTCTAAAACATTCTTAGGAATTAATAATTAATATGACTTACTTACAAATAGTAAATAAAATACTTAGACGTTTAAGAGAACGAGAAGTCTCTTCTGTTAATGAAAACGACTACTCTGCACTGATAGGCATATTTGTTAATGATGCTAAACAGGTTGTGGAAGAAGCTTGGAGTTGGTCTGGTTTACGTAATACGTTAACTGCTACTACTATCGATGGTACGTTTGGTTATGAGTTAAACGGTAGTCAAAATAACTTTACTATGATAGATGCTATTAATATAAGTGATGGTACTTTTTTACATTACAAAAGCGCAACAGATTATAACCAATTATTTAATGATGCCTCTCCTGAAAAAGGTTCTCCTTACTACTATAGTTTTAACGGTATTAGTCCAGATGGAGATACACAAGTAGATTTATACCCTGTACCTGATGCTGTTTATACGTTACGTTTTAACATGGTACAAAGAACACCAGACTTAGCTAATGAATCAGATATATTTTTAATACCTACTAGACCTATAGAGCTTTTAGCTTACGCACTGGCTGTAGAAGAACGTGGTGAGGATGGAGGATTTAATCCTGCAACAGCCTACGCTCTAGGACAGACAGCACTAACTGACTCTATATCTTTAGATGCAGGTAAGCACCCAGAAGAAACAGTCTGGAGTGTTAGTTAATGAGGTCTAAGACAGTTGTTAAAGCAGACCTAACAACAAGTGCTTTATCTAATTCAGCTTCAGTGCTATACACTGTACCACCTAATACAAGAGCAAAAGTAATATACACTATATTGTCTAACAGTCTTGTTAGCGACTTTGTACCAGCAGTACCTTTTATAGCTGGTACTGTTAACGGTTTTGGGTCTGACGGCTCTGGTGGTGTTATATCTGGTGGTCAAGTTGCGGAAGCCGCTTCAGGTAGTCTTAAAATTGTTTCTGTTTCATTACAGATTGATGGTGCTTCAGATGCTACTGTACTAAACAATACAGCTATAGCAGCACAAGATTATATAGAGTTAAATAATAATAGCTCTTACCTTATGTTAGAAACAGGAGATATAATTAGAGCTAGAGCTTCCCTTGCTGGTGTTAGTTGTGTCTTAACTGTTGAAGAAGAGGTAGGTACGGTGACTATAAATGGCTAAACAAATACAAACATCTTTTATAGCTGCCCCAGGATTTTACGGTCTTAACACTCAGGACTCTGGAGTATCGCTAGATAATGGTTTTGCTCTAACTGCTGATAATACTATCATAGATAAGTATGGTAGGTTAGGCGCACGTAAGGGTTGGATATATAGGACAACTCAAAAGAATGGATCTACTGGCGCTAATGTAGGCGTGAACCTATTAGGTACACATGTGTCTATAGACCTAGCTGGTGCTAAAGAAAACTTTTCTTGGAGTGCAAACAAGTTTTATAAAGGTTATGCAAATCTTGTTGAGACTACACCTAGTACGTCAAATAGTATTTCGGAGGGTAACTGGACTGCTGCTTCTCTAAATGATAGGACTTACTTTTTCCAACTTGCTCATAAACCTTTAGTCTACACTAACGAAACTGGTTCTGGAGTATTCAAGAGTGTAGATACACACACAGGTTATACTGGTACAGCACCACAAGCCGAGATAGTAATATCTGCTTATGGTAGGTTATGGGCTGCTGTTACTATGAATAACAAAACTACTGTACACTTTTCTGATTTATTAGATGGTAACAAGTGGGGTTCTGGTTCTGCTGGTTCTATGAATATAGTTGGTACGTTTGCTAAGAACAGTGATGTAATTACAGGTCTTGCTGCACATAACGGGTTTCTAGTAATTTTTTGTAAGAACTCTATTATGGTATTTAAGGACACAGATGCTTTTAGTGGTAGCTTTGATGTAACGACAATGACTCTAGTAGAAACTATTGATGGCATAGGTTGCCTATCTCATAAATCTATTCAGAACATAGGTGATGATGTATTGTTCTTGTCTGCTACTGGTGTACGTTCTTTAGGTCGTACAATACAAGAAAAGTCTCAACCGATAAGTAACGTGTCTAAAAATGTACGGGATGATTTAATTGGTTTAGTACAAAATGAAGCGGACACATCTAAGATAGAAGCTGTGTACTGTCCGGTATTTGCTTTCTACTTATTACTATTTCCTAGTACTGATTTAATATATTGTTTTGATACTAGAGCGCCTTTAGAGGATGGCTCTTATCGTGTAACACAATGGAACGATGCTACACACACAAGCTTTTTTTATGACACAATAGATAGGAAGCTATTGTTTACAGGAGCAAAAGGTTTAGCTGAGTATTCTGGTTTTCAAGATGATGGAAAATCTTATACGTTTACTTACTACTCAAATTATTTTGATCTAGGTTCACCTAACGCATTAAAGATGGTTAAGAAAACTGCAACAACTCTTATAGCACCAGACAACCAAGTAGTTGTGTCAAGGATTGGTTATGACTACTCTACAAATTACCACAGTAATACTTTTGTAATTGGTAGTCAAGGTTCTAATTCTCAGTATGGTATTGCAGAATACAACATAGCGGAATATACTGGTGGTGTAAGTATTAAAAATATTATCAACGCTGGCTCTGGTAGCGGTACTATATTACAAACTGGTTTTGAAACTACTATTGATGGGGCGGCCTTTAGCATACAAAGGTTAGACGTATACGTTAAACTTGGCAAAATAATTTAAGGGTAAATAAAAGACATGAGCAATTATACAAAAACTACAGACTTTGCAGCAAAGGATACGTTAGTATCAGGCAATGCTCTAAAGATTATTAATGGTACAGAAATAAACACAGAGTTTAATGGTATTCAAGTTGCGGTAAATACTAAGTCTAATAGTAACAGTCCATCTTTTACAGGTGTGCCTGTTGCACCAACAGCGGCTACTGGAACTAACACTACACAGATAGCTACTACAGGTTATGTATTAGCTGCTGTTGCAGCAGAGGCTCTATCAGGTAATGCTGCCTTACAAGGTATGTATCCTGTAGGCTCTATTTATATGAATGCTAATGTATCTACTAATCCTAATATCTTATTTGGTTTTGGTACATGGATTGTATATGCTGATGGTAAAGTATTGACTGGTGCAGGTTCAGTGCTTGGTAGTGCAACTGGTACAGGTGGTTTTGCAAACAGTACTCTTATGGAACATACACACACTGCTACAGTAACCGATTCAGGTCACTTTCATAAGACTAGTGGTACAGTAGCAGGATCTAATGGTTTATCTGAAGTACGAGGGGAATCATTCGGTGGTGGTAACTCTTTACAAACTGCTACTAATCCAGACCAAGGCCGTTCTGTTTTAGCAACTAATGCTAATATCTCAGTTGCTAACTCTACTGCTGGTACTGATAATGGTCTTAATAGAAACCTTCCACCATATATAAATGTAAATATCTGGAAGCGTACAGCGTAGTATGGATATTACATTATTCCCTAATGAAAGTATAGATGTTCTTTGGACAAGACTAAAGCCTTATTTTGAAGGTGCTGCTAAGTATTCTTACGGTAGGTACACAGCACAAGATATTAGAAACGAAGTACTTAATAGCACTACTAGCTTTATCTGGGTTGCACATGAAGGTGATGATGTATTTGGTTTTGTAATTGCATCACCAACACTATACCCACAAACAAAAGCACTAACTATGGACTTTACTGGTGGTAAAGAACTAACTAAATGGAAAGCAGATATGCTAAAAACTATACAGAACTTTGCCTTTATAACAGGTTGTGATATTATTGAATCAAATGGAAGAAGCGGTTGGGAAAAAATATTTAAAGAAGATGGGTTCAAAGCCCGCTTTACGTTCTATGAGTTACCAGTTAAGGAGTCAGTGCAATGAGTAAGGGTGGACAAAAATCTTCAAAAATTGATCCAAGAGCACTTAAGATGGCAGAGAATGCCGAGTTCAAACAGTACTCTTTAACTCAAGGTACTGGTTCTACAACTTGGGATCCAGAGACCAACTCCTTTACTACAGATATGAACCCAACTTTAACTGGTATTCAAGACCAAGCGTATGGTGGTGTAGGTGATCTTATGGGTCAGATGGGTGAGTCTTATGGAAGAGAAGCTGCTCAATTTGGTTTTGATACTGGTGATACAGCAAGTAGAACACAAGATATATTTAGTCAACAATCAGCTTTACTACAACCTGAATTTGCACAACAAAGAAGTCAGTTAAAGAATGACTTGTTTGGTAGTGGTCGTATGGGTCTTATGATAGCTGGTGATGCTACTGGTGCAGGTGGAGCTGGTATGGTTAACCCTGATGCTTATGGACTTGGTAGAGCGCAGTCTCAGACGTTAGCAAACTTAGCTGTTGGTTCAAGAGAACAAGCACTTGGTGAGCAACAACAACAGTTTGATATGGAATCTGGAATGTTTGGAGCTAACCAAGAACAGATACAACAACGTAGTACTAACCTATTACAAGGTGGTGTTGGTATGCTTGGGTTTGGTGAAGCTATGGCTGATAGAGAAGCCTCTCTTCTGTCTCTTGGTCTTCAAGCTGAACAATCTAGGGGTGCTGGTTCTGCGGCTGGTGCAGGTGGTATGGCTGCTAACATGCAGAAACCAGAACAAAAACCTAATATATTAGGAGCTTTAATATCGGGTGCTGCTGCAATGAGTGATATAAATCTAAAAGAAAATATTACTAAGATTGGTCAATATGCAAGTGGTTTAAATATGTACACTTGGACTTGGAATAGTAAAGGTAAGGAGATTGCAGATCCTTTACAACCAACAGTAGGGGTCATGGCTCAAGAGGCTATGTTAGTATTCCCTGAAGCTGTATTAAAAGGTACTGATGGTTTCCTACGAGTTAACTATGGAGCAATAAAATAATGGCTGGTATGTTTGGTATGCAAACTGCTGAGTCTATTCTAAAGGATAGACAAGATGCAACTAGAAAAAATACTTTGGGTATAATAGCCTCAAATAAAGCAAGAGATAATTCAGCAGCAGCAACTTCAGAAAAAGCTGCTTTTGATGTGGCGTCTGCACTTACTAGCTTTGCAATAGGAAAGTTTGGTAAAGGTTCTGAAGATGCTGGAAACTTAGAAGCGGTACGAGGGGCGCAAGATGACTCCGCTGGTATGGCACAGTCTGCTATAGATGCTGCTGATGCTCCGAGAGTACAAAACTCAAGTTATGCGGGAGCAGAAGCGGGTGGTTATGGTGCTGGAGTTAGGCAAGAAGCTATGGCACAAAACGAAGCCTACACACAAGAAAGAATAGGGATGCTTCCTCAAGATATGCAAGATGCTGTACATGGAGAATCATATAGAGAAGGTATAACTAGAGATATGTTAAGTGATCCTAATGCTATGGCAGAACATGCTTATAAAAATAAGCAGTATGGTGATGCCATGAAGTTTACAAATGTAGGGTTAGCACAAACTCAAGCAAAAGAAAAAGATAGAATGAGTTACATAAGGTCGCAAGTGTCTAGTGGCCTTGTTACTGGAGAAGCAGCAGCGAGACAATACGAAGAACTTATGAGTATGGGTCAAGCGCCTGCTGAAGGTGCTGCAATGAATAACCCACCTGCATCTAATAATGCAAACTTTAAATCCCCTGAAGAACTTTTAGGTGGAGCTAAGAATAGTCCAGAAGAAGAAGGTTTTCTTGTAAAAATGTCTAAAGACTATGCTGGTACTGTAGAAGCTACTGATAAACAGGTTGCTAACTACGCAGAGAAAAATAATATAAAAGGTGTTAGAAGTAAACAAGACTTAGAAGCAATAAGAACAAAAGCTACTGATGAACTAAACCAAGATATTACTAAAAAAAGAAGTGATAAAACAAGTTATAATTCTTTTAAAACATGGTTGCAAGAAAATCTTTAGTCTACACTAACTTATTAAATTCTAGGAAATAACATGGCAGAAAGATTAAGTAGTACTTTAATACGTGATGATGATGGGCAGCTATGGAAAGCAGAAGAGGGTACGGATAACTATGCTCGTTTTGATGGTGAGGTAGAAGAGGATACAGCTAGTACTGATACACCTTCAGATACTACTTCACCGTCAGGTGGAGATATAGCTTTAGGTATTAGTGCTGAGATTGGTATAGCTGGTTCAGCTTCTATGCTTGTAGCAAGAGCAGGACTCCCAGGATATGTTATAGGTAACTTTGTTGGTGGCGCATTAGGTAGTTACACTGCTCAACAAATAGAAGGTAGAGAAGATCTTTCTTACGGAAGAATGGTTGCAGCAGGACTTACAAACTTAATACCGTTTGGTGGTGCTGCTAAACCAATTACAGGTTCTACTAAAATTACTGGTGAGCTAATAAAACGTAGTGCTGCTAAAGAAGCTAAACGTGGTGCAGCTATTGGTGTTTTAGAAGCTAACATAATATCTGCTGTTGATGATGGTGATATGGCTGATCCTTTAGACATGGCTTTGTATGGACTAGGTGGTGCTACTTTTGGTGGTATGCTAGGTGCTGCTGCTCCTAAACTAACTAAGGCTATAAGTAAACAGACTGGTAAAACTGTTGATGAAGTAGATGAAGCACTTGCTAGTATGTCACAAGAACAAGCTGTAAGAGAAGTACGAGAAGGTACAGCTATGTCAGAAGACGAGGCTGTTAAAATTTATCAAGCTGCTGTAGAAAAGACTGCTAGTATTCAGGCAATAAGAACTCTTGAACAGGCTAATAGTAATAATGTATCTTGGTGGCAAAAAGGAATAAGAAAACTTCGTCCTAGTCAAATAATAGGACAAGATGCAAGCGATGCTGCATTTTACAATACTGCTGGTTTAAGATCAGTACAAGAAAAAGGTGGAAGATTAGCTAGTAGTATACAAGCAGCAGTAAAGAAAGATCCTTCTATAGAAAAAGATGTTAATACTTTTTTAGATGGGGGAGAACTATCACCTCGTATTAAGGGTACAGCTTTAGAAGGTGACTTAAATGCTTTTAATAAAACAAAAGGAGAGCTAACTGAAAAATTAATAGAGCAGTTAGAAACTAAATCTTTTAAGAGCATGAAACCTAAAGATCAAAATAAACTATTAAGGTTGGTTAGAAAATCTAAAAATAAAGGTTATGTAACTAGAGAATACAAGGCTTTTACTGATGATGCTTTTGAGTTTGATAACAGATTATATCCTGCTGCTCTTGCAGAATTAACAGAATCTTTTAGAGTTAGCCTTGCTAGAAAAGCACAAAAATCTACTGCTAAAAAAGACAAAGGACGTTTTGCAAGTGGTGGTAAACCAAAGAAAATCTCTATTGCAAAGCAAAAACTACAAGATAAAAAAATACAGATTGAAGCTAAAAAATTAGCAACAGAAAAACTAGAAGGTTATAGAGACACGGCTTCTAAATATAGAGCAGGAGCTAGTGGATCAGCAGGTTCAGCTTTATCTAAAACTTTGAATGATGTAGGTGTTGCACAAAGAAAATACCTAGGTGAAATAACTGATGCTGGTGAAAGAGTTAGAGGTACACTGACTAAACTTAGCTCTAATGTTTATAGAGCGCAGAAAGATATACAAACTATTAGTGGTCTTCAAAAAGCTGGACTAGCTATTACTGTTCCTCAAGGTTCAAATAGTCCTATACCTCAAAGCATGTCTTATCAAAAGTTAGACTTAGATAACATAGAAACACCTGATGTTTATGTACCTAATGAAGTTCAGTTTGCTTTAAAAAAACTAAATGATGAAACAAGACTTGGTAATCCTAATAACTTTACTGGTACACTTGCTGATTTATTAGATGCTTCTATTGGTACATCAAAAGCTGTTAAGGTAGTATTAAATCCACCGTCTTATGCAGTAAACTATTTTGGTGGTGTAATTACCATGCTAGGTAGTGGTATTAATCCTTTCAAACGCTCATATTTAAAGGGTGCAAAACTAGCTGCTGGTCAGTTTGATAATGTTGGTAGGTATATTAGTGGTGGTACTGCTAAAGGAAGAAAGCAGTTCTTAGATGATGTTGAAGAAATGGCTAAGTACGGTATATCTAATGCTAACATAATAGCTTCTGATATTAGAAGCAACACATTAGACAATAGTATTTTTAGCAGCAAGGTAAAGAAAGGCTTTGAAGGGTTTGGTAAAGCTTACTCTGTTACTGATACAGCAGCGAGGTATTCAGTATGGAGAACAAACCAAGATACTCTTTCCTCTATCTTTCCTCACTTGAAAGGTGATGATCTAAAGTTAGCAGCAGCTAAACTTACAAACGACACTTTTCAAAACTATGATAAGTTAAATACCACCCTACGTTCAGCTTCACGTTATGGCCTCATGCCACAGTTTGTATCCTTTACAGCAGAACTTATGCGTAACGTGTATAACAATGTAAAGATTGGTGTACAAATGACTAGAGGTACTTTTGGTAAAGACATTGGAATAGATACAGCAAGAGGTTTTAATAGTGGTAAGATGAAAGTTGAAGGTGCTACTAGATTAACAGCAACAATGGGTATTATTGCTGGTGGTGAAGCTATTAGAAGAGGCTGGAATGACAATGAAGGAATTACTGAGGCAGAAGAAAAAGCATATAGAGAAACTTTTGTACCTCATTGGGATAAAAATAAATCTTTAATCTTTAGTAAAGACTCTAAAGGTAACGTGTCTTATTTAAACATGTCTTACATATCTCCACATGCAATGGCAGCAGAGGCTTGGAACGCTGCTGTAAGTGATAAACCTTTAGAGAATCTTACTTCTGTATTGTCAGATAACTTTATAGGAGAAGGAGCGTTTCCTCTTGGTGCTGCGTTTAGAGCGCAAAGTGGTTTAACTAGTTCTGGTACAAATATTTCTAATGAAGACAAAGGTATTCTAATAGCTAAAGATAAACTTAACTTTTTCATTTCTGAATCTTTCAAACCAGGATTTGCTAGAGAGCTTGATAAAGTTATTAACACTATGGATGCTAAAAATCCTGATTATGAAATGGGAGATCTTGTACTTAGGCAAGCTGGTCTAAGGTTTAATAAGATTGATGTTGAAAGAAGTGCTACTTTTGCTATTAGAGAAAGTGCTAGTAACGCTCAACGAGTACAGTCAAAATATAATCGCTTAGTAGAATCAGAAGATGCTACACCACAACAAATTCAATCTGCTTATGCAGAGGCTAATAGGATTAGAAAGGATAACCTTAGTAAAGTAAGAACTCATTATCAAAGTCTTATTACTCTTGGTGAATCACAAGAGAGTGCTTTCAAAATAATGAAAGATGCTGGTGTTAAAACAAAAGATATTCTTTCTGTTGACAAGAATACATACCTTCCAATGGAAACAGATCCGAAGAAATCTGTAGCTGAAAACTATGATGAAATGTTTATAGATAAAAGTAAAAAGTTTATAAGGAAAGAAATTATTAGGGTAAGTAAAAATGATCCTAGACTTGCTCTACAATTAAAAAGGGAATTTCTAAGTCGTATAAAAGAAGAACGTATGGACTTGAGTGAAAGAGAACTTCTTATTAAACGGTTAAGTTTTGAAGATCAGCTTTCTTATTTAAAAATGTACCCAGAAGAATACGATGGGCTTAGGAAAGCTAGAGCCTTGAAAAGTTCAGTTATAAAAGAGTACAGAAGGAGATAAATATGGCTACTAAAAAAGATAGTAAGTTAACTAACGCTGGAGTATCTTCTTATAACAAGCCCAAGGGTACACCTAACCACCCTACCAAGAGCCACGTAGTTGTTGCTAAGGTGGGAGAACAAACCAAGACCATTAGGTTCGGTCAGGCAGGTGTTAGAGGTGCTGGAAAAAATCCAACTAGTCCAGCCGAAAAAGCTAGAAAGAAGTCGTTCAAAGCTAGACATGCTAAGAACATTGCAAAGGGGAAGATGAGTGCAGCATACTGGTCTTCAAAGGTAAAATGGTAGTTGAATCAGGAGGTTAAAGATGCCAAAGGTAAATGGAAAGACTTATCCTTATACACTGAAGGGTAAGAAAGCAGCTAAGAAAGCTATGACAGTTAAGAAAAAGAAACGTAAATAATCCTTAAGAGGTTACACATGAAAAAATTATTGATCAACATTCGGTACTGGTTAGCACCAACTTTAATTTTGGTAACGCTAGCAAGTATAATAATGGGTGGCATGTTTGTATGGGTAGGTGTTGCACTATTTGGTGTAGGTATTATTCTTGACACACTTACTATGCCCTTCCATCCAGCGGGTGCTGGCTTCGATGATAATGGAGATACAATGGGCATGCCCACATTACAGAACACAGTAATGTACGTGATGCTACCAGTATTCGCATTGTTACAAGTTGCTCTAGCATGGCGTGTAATGCAGTATGTAGATGGTACTGCAATCACAACAACTATGTACGGTATTGTACCAGTAACAATGGGTATTACAGGGCTTGAGTTAGCAGTAGCCGCAGTTTCTACAGGTATCTTTGCAGGTATCGGTATTATCTACGGACATGAGCTATCTCATACTAAAGGTTTCAGCTTTGTTATTTCTCGTTTGATGATGGGTTTAAGCGGTTCTTCACACTTTGTATATGCACATGTATACAACCACCATCTAGAATTAGCACATGAAGATGATCCTGCTACTTCGCCACGCGGTCGTTCTATCTACAGACATTTCTGGTTGTCACACATGGGTCAATCAAAATTCTTGTACCGGATGGAAACAAATCGCTTGGCTAAACTAGGCAAGAACTTTATCTCTTTAGACAACCGCTGGATACGTGGGTATGCAATGACACTACCAACAATGCTATTGTTTACATACGCTGGTGGTGCTTTAGGTTTAGCCGTTATGTTCTTAGTACTAACAATATCTAACTTCGAGTTAGAAGCGTTAAACTACATGGAACATTACGGTCTTATTAGAGAGAAGGGTCAACCGATTGACTACCGTCATTCATGGGATAACAGCAACTTGTTCACAAGCTGGTTCTTCATAGAGATAGGTAGACAAGGTGACCACCATGATAGAGGCGAAACTCACTTCTGGGAATTAGATGAAGTAGGTTCACCAAACGCTCGTTGGGGTTACTTTACAGAGTTTACTGTAGCGTTAATTCCACCTCTATACCATATGTTGATGAAGAAAAAATTAGCAACTTGGGATAGAGACTTCGCTACAGAAGGTGAGTTAGAGATTGCTGCTAGAATTAATGAGCAGTCTGGTTATGGTATGCCAGAAGAAGAGAAGTCTTACGCTCCTATCTAGGATAGTAAAACTTTAAGGTAAAAAAAAAGCCCCTTGGAAAATTCCTTGGGGCTTTCTTTTGTCAGTCTTCCTCGTATTTAAATACAGGGTTATCGTAGTTCTCTTTGAACGATGGCCTAGTTACCATCCCTTGTGTAATTGCTATCCTTTCATAAGCACTATCTACACAACTTGCTTTATCTACCCACTCTTGTATTACCTTCATATCATAATCACACATACTTATCCCTCACAAGCAACACATTCTCCCGTTGATCCTCGAACCCCTGCTTCACTACGTACATAGTACAAGGACTTAATAAACTTATCTTTGAAAGCTATCTTATGTATCCTGCTAACTTCTTCCTCTGATACTTCAGCAGGAAAGAACAGGTTTAAAGATTGTGCTTGACAGATATGTCTTTGTCTAACACTAGCTAACCTAAGTAGTACCTCTTGGTTAATCTCAAAGGCAGTCTTAAATACTACCTTCTCTTCATCAGTTAGCCAATCTACTAACTGTACTGAACCGTTGTCTTTTATAATAGCATCAATGTTATCATGGTTAAACACACCTTTAACTTTCATTAAGTCTACTAGTACAGGGTTGATACGGTTAATCTCTCCTGCTGGTGTACCCTGCACAAACACATTCTTGTATACAGGTTCAATACCTTGACTAACACCACCACATATCAAAGCACTTGAACTATTAGGAGCAATGGCTAGAAGGTGTGTATTGCGTACCCCTTCACCCTTGCACCACTTAGGTTCTCCTTTAACCTTAGCGAGCCACTGAGAGCCTTTCTTAGCCTCCTTCTGTATGCCCTTGAACATAGTGTTGTTTAACATGTGAGCTTCTGTAGACTCTATGTCAATCATGTTCTGCTGTAGGTAACTATGAAAGCCTAGTGTACCTAGTCCTAATGCTCTACCTGACTCAGTGAATCGTACTGCTTTCTCTAAGCCTTTAATACCCCTACCCATCTGTATAAACTCTTCGGCTACACAGTCAAGGAATACTATAGCGTTTTGTACCGCATCAGTATCTTTCCATTCATCATACTTAGCTAGGTTCATAGAGCTTAGTACACAAGTGAAGGTATGAAACTCGTCAGAGGGTAATGTTATCTCAGTACATAAGTTAGAAGCCTTGACAGTTAACCCATGCTTCTTATATGAATCAGGGTTTGCTCTGTTAACTCTATCAATAAATACAAAGTAACCTTTACCAGTTACCATCTTAGTTTTTAGTGCGCGTTGGTAACGGTTGATAGACTCTTCATCACCATCTTCTAAATTTTGTATAAACTTATCTGATACTAACCAACCTACATTACAATCATCAGGGTTATTTAATATGTAAGCTACAACTTCCCAGAAGTCTGGATGGTCTATTTCAATATACCCTGCCCACGCACCTCTTCTCGTATTTCCTTGGCTAACGTCCCTGCTAAGTTGGATATAGCCTCTAAGTACTGGCAGTACCCCAGAAGCATTACCCCCCGAACGGATAGGTTCTCCTCTTCCTCTGACTGCTCCAAGATAAGAAGAAGTTCCGAAGCCATTTTTTGTAAGTATCGCTGTTTCTTTTTGTGACTCGTAAAATTCATATACACTATCTCCTACATAATTACCTGAACAACTAACAGGACAGCCTCTTGTTGTACCCATGTTAGCTAACACTGGTGTACTACATGCTAAGTGCCCTGACCATAGTAAGTTAAAGAATACTTTATCCCAATGTTCCTCATCATCCATGTGCTTTGAAGCTGCGCTACTTATTCTTTTATAGATTGAGTATAGGTCAGGATACTTATCCGTTGTATACTTTTCTTTTAGTAACTGCCATGCAGAAGTTGAGTACCATTGTGGTAGTTTACCCACACTTTGCAACTGTTTTCTTTCGTCACTTAAATCTTGATAGATTGACTTACTACTATTTACCATACGAACTTAGCCTCACTGTGATCTCTATTATAATTGTTACCTTGCTTGTGGAAGAAGTCATGTAACTGACCACTATTTATATTCTTGTAAAACCACTTACTAATAGGATCATACTCTACTTCGTACAAAGGTTCAAGTTTTAATTGGTTCAAGCATAAGTTTAATCTTGCTTTGATAAACTGTTTCATCTGATGTTCTGTTATACCACGTATATCACCCTTCTCAAATATCATATCAATAATTCTACTCTCATGTTCTAGTATCTTATTGCAGGTCTTGTTAATCTTTTGGGTTAATCTATCTGTAGCTATTACATCTAACTCTGACTCTTCCTTTAGAGTATTATACAACCACGCACCAGCTAGACTATGTAGGTTCTCGTCACGTACAGAGAAGTTAATACCTGCTGTTAGGTTGACTAGCTTGTTCTTGCCCTCTGCTTGGAAGTGTTTTAAGAATGCAAAGTTAGAGTACAGTACAGCACCTTCAATAATAGAACCTACCGCCAGCGAGTACAGAGTATCGTCACCCTCGAACTGACTATCTAACCAATCCATTCTACCTTTCAAGGTCTTGTCTTCTATGTAACTGTTGTAGAACTCTTCTGTGTTAAGGTTAAGAACCTCGTTTATCTTATTATAAAATGGTGCGTGTACATTCAATTCAAACATGCCGAACAAGGAAGCCATGCGCTGTATCTCAGGGCGTTTAAACTTCTTACGTACAAAGTCTAACCAGTACTCATTGCCTACGTGTATCTCGTACTTAGTGAACAGCTTTAACACTGTTACTACTCCATGTGTCTCTGCTTCTGTCAGGTTGTTATGCAAATCGTGTAGGTCTTTGTCCATACCTATCTCTTTAGCAGTCCAGAAGATATCTTCCTGCTGTTCTGCAAACACTTCTGCTTGAGGATACTCTATTATATATGCTTCTTGTTTGTCAGTTATCATCTTTCTTATCCTTAAACATAGTTGTTGTTTCTACTTTATATATAACCATGTAGCCTATTAAAAACCACTCCGCTATAAATACATGGTACTTTATTTTCTCTTTGGGATTGAACACATCATCATAAGTTATCTCAGTTTGAAAAGCTAACTTGGGTAACCAACCCCCTATAAAAGGGTATCCGAATATAACAAAGTTTCCGTACTCGTCTATCTCTGCTGGTACAAAACTAAACCTGAACTTGCTATCATCATCATCATCATTCATTACAAACTCCCTACTATTTTTTCTAAGTAGTGAATAGCTTTTTGTAAGTCCTCTTTTCTTTTACCTTTGTTTCTGAGCAGATACTTTAATGCGTTACCCTCATAGAAAGATAACTTGTACTCGTCTATAATGTCCCAAGGTTGTATCTTGTGCTGCTTGTAGTGAGT